TTCCTTTGCCTACTTTTGCCCTCCATCACGGCTCTACTACTCTTTCCCCATTATTCCACCTGTTTGTTGCTACAGGCACGTTTGCAAGTCTATAAACATTCTTCAATTCATCAAAGGCATCTGCAAGATACTTTTGACTTGCTCTACCCACTTTAGAATTAACGGCACCAGAAACAGCATCCATACCTCCACGACCCACAACTTCTGAGACTGCACCCATGGCTGCAGTCCCAAGCATAAATTTGATCTTCTCTTCTCTTGATGCGTTTTCTGGCACTTTGGCTAGATCAATTAATATATTTTCAACAGAGCCTCTTAATGGGGTTACAGATAGCCATTTTATAAGGTTTGTGTTTTTATTAAAAAGCTGTCCTGCTGGGAATACTTTTTCTGTCATTTTGAATAGATTTGCATTGACAGGATTCTTGACAAACCCTAACATCTCACCAACTCCCATAACAGGATCAAAGGATATTTTGTTGTCTCCTATATTAAAGTTAATAGTATTTTTAGCCTTTATGTTGGGGGATAGAGTGCTGTCTTGGGCAAGACCGCGTTGTACCCCTGCACTAAACCTCTGTAAATTGTCAAGGAATGGAATCTTAGATTGTGGGGAGGAAGTTATTAAGTTTGTTGCTAGGAATGGAAGACCAGACCCCACAGTAAAAGGAACCATTGTCTGTCCTGCACCCTTTAGTAGAGTTGCTCCACCCTGCACTTTCCCAAATGCTGTTTTTTTGTTCTTTATACTATCTACACCCATTGCCATATTCTGTAGGCCTTGACCAAATGTCTGCCCATAATTAGCACTAAAGTTAGCCGCTCCTTGTAGGAATGGCACCTTCATCTGTGAATATTGTGGGGCAGTCCTGGCTAAGTTTCCTGCTTGTTGTGGATTCATAACCATTGTGTTAATTGCACCAGGTATTCTCTGTGCAGTTATTTTCATAGATTCAGGAAGGTTAAAAATACCCTGAAGTAGTGGATTGGCTGTACCAGTTCTGAGTTGCTGACCAAGTGAGGGTTTTGAAAGTGTCTGTTTTTGAGGGAGAGGAGATACTATCGATGGCTGTGCCTTGGTTAGTGCTCCGAAAGCGTTAGCGGTTTTACGGATATTATTCTTGACGTAGGCTTTTATTTTGTCATCCATGTCTTAATAGTACAAGGAATGAAAAGAAGTTCGCAATATTAGAAGGTTAGGCCTGGGTTATATTTATTCAATTCGTCTTTCGTGCCACTAGATATATTTCCATATAGTTCAAGTGGTGTATTCTGCCCAAATTGTACAGCTCCTGTTTGTAGATTAGACTGAATATTAGGGTTATATGCGTCTGTTGCACCCTGTGCGGCACTTACTGCACCCTGTGACTGTGTAGAGAACTGTTGCAGCTGTTGCTGACCTGCCTGTTTCTGTGCTTCAAGCTGTTGCTGGAACTGCATATTCTGCATGTTAATCTGATAGATATTATTTCGTAGCTCTTGTAGTGAGGCAAGACGAGCTTCTGCCTTTGCTTGGCCTATTAGAGCCCTGTTTTGGGATATCGTGAGAAGTTTGTTCTGGAAGTCACGCTGTGCCTCGTTCAATGACTGTTGTGTTTGCTGTTGGAGTTGAAGTTTGCCTGTATTGTAATTAGATTCTATCTCTTGATTCTGTAATTCTATAGCACGCATCGTATTACCATAGTCTTGTCGTGTTGTACCCTCTTGACGAAGTCTCTCCTGATTAGATATTTCAGTTGCTGCATCCCCAGCACTAGAAGCACCACCAAACCTTTGGTTATATCCACGCTGTAATTCACCATACAGCCTTCGTGCCTTGGTTAGTGCTGACTCTTGTCTTTGGTTCGCTGTTGTTGCCTGTTGCCCTGTTTGGTTAAGTGCTGATGTCTTTGAGTTATCAAGTAGTTGATTATTCAGTTGACCCTGTGCGTTAATCTCTCCCTGAATTGTTGGATAGTCTGCGTTTAGTTGGTTTTCTGCTTGGTTAAGATATGACTCTGATTGGCCGTATGCATCATTGATGAGTTGCTGATCCTGTGCTTGACCACCTTGAAGGTCTTTAATAATACTCTGGTAGTAGTTATCATCCCATTGACCTGTTTTTGGGTTAATGTGTGGATCAACACCAGTATTTGACTGTTGAGTATTATTAACTTGAGTATTATCACCTAGAACTTGACCAGGTTTCGTAGCATTAGCTGCAAATGGGTTTATTGTTGGATTTGTAGATACAAGATTAGGGTTAGTAGCATTAGCTGCGTACGGATTAACTCGTGAATCTCTAGATACAAGATTATATTGTCCTGCGACTTCTTGTGTTGGTGATGCCATACTCTTATGGTATGTAAAGAGTAAAAATGTTTGCAAGAGGAGAATAACAAGTATCCTATGCATAGATAGTGTCTTGTATCATTGGTTCCCTGATAGTTGTTAAATGATATCTTAATGCCTCACTGTCAAAGTATTGTTCCCCTGATGTAAGGAATGCCTCTTCTGCTGTCATAGGGTATTCTTGGGGGAATATGCGTCCTAATTCTTTCTTCTTCTGTTCTAACTGTTCCTCTGTATATTCCCACGTTGGGCCATAGAAGTGTGGAGTAAACCCTGTCTCACCAAGAACTGACCTATCCCAGAAATCCTTACCATAGTTAAAACCATTAGCTGTTGATTCAATAAAGACTAACCCATTTGGTACAACTGCCTGCATGATACCCGCCAACATCTTCTCTGGGTCAGGATAGAAGTTAAACTCTGATAGATGAAGGAATGTAATTGTATCTCCTCTTCCAAATTCATGTGACCCTGCCGTACCAATATAGAATGAATTGTTCTTACCATCAAATACAAGCTCTGAACGTGAATTATACTTGAGTGGAATCTTTATTTTGTTACGTGCCTCGAATCCCCCTATGTAATACTTGACTCTATCAAGAAGGCGTTGGGTTGCTGATGTCTCATGTGATATAGATACACAGCGTTCATTATCCCCGAATATAAACTTTGAAGTGCCAATTGCGAGTATTTCAGCACTAAACCCCAATTGTCTAGCCTTCAAAATGTAATCTCTGCCTGTTACCTTTGATATGAAATCTGCCTGTGCACTGTTGAGTATGAAGTTGACCTCTTGCCCCTCCTTGTTTATGATTGTGTATTCGTTTTCTATGGCCTTGCGATACCCCTCAGCATTAAATACCATAATTGTTTTTCTTTTCCCCTATGAAGTTGTTTACTTGTAATGCAAATTGTGGATTATTCTGCTTAAAATCTGGATGTCTATTCTTAAGGTAGAATATAACCCCTGTCATATCACCGCTTGCTGCCTTTTGGATAAGAACATCTCTTATCTCATCGTTCAAATGCGACTCTGCTTCTGCGACAGCATTAGCGAAGTTCTCATCATTTTCTAACCATGTGTAATAAGTCTGTCTTGAGATTGGTATTGCAGCACAAGCATTAGTTATATGTCCATTAAGTCTTGTGTACATATCTACAAAGATTTTTTTATGCTTGTCCAGTTTGTCAATGAAGCTATTATTTGATGCATCAAGTTCAAACTGTTCTAGTGGTACAATCTCAGCTGGTTTGTCTTTCTTGGTAGTCATATTGTTCTTCATCACTTGGGTCGTATGCAGGGTCTGGATAGAACACAATATAGCTTTCTGTATCACCTAGACCTCTGATCCCTATTGCCAGCCTTGGTTCTATCTCTACAGTTTTAAGATCATTTGATGTGAGATAAATATCAGATTTAACCTTAGTCTGAGGATCTATAATCATAAGCATTACTTCCCCACGTATTACTGAGAACCTAACTGTTTGTTTATTGTGAATATGGAAGCCCTTGAATGCGTTTGGATAGATCGTTGATATATATACCTCAGTCTTGCCTTGGTTTGTGAAGAGAGGGAGGAGTCTACCTGTAATTTTGTCGTCCTTTTGTGTATTTATTGTAGATACAGATAATATCTTCATAGTTTTATTATATCATGGCCTTTACATCATCAATACTTGTAGCAACAAAGGCGATCCCCCCGTTATTCCTTACCATCTCAAGGAATGAGGATTGATGTACAGTAAGTGTTTTTTCTTTACCAGGCTTTTTACACTCAATTGCTACGAATTTCCCGTCTGACTTCCTCATGCCGATTATATCTGATGTACCAACAGCGTTGAATCTAACGAATCTGTTGTCTACCTTCATAGCACCTGTATTAACAGGCCATACCCAATACCCTTGAAAGTTTAAGTATGTCACGATGTTGTTGCGGATATCCTTTTCTGTCATATTCTTAGCTCAAAATGCTCTATACAGTCTTTTGGCTGTCCTGAATTATTCCCTGGCATCAATGGTTCCACTCGCACCTGTTCCCCTATAATAGCACATGTTCCAACTCTCATATTTTGTTCCCAATGGTCATGTACAAAACACGTACTGTCACTGGCGTTTCTGTCCAGCTCCCCCCAAAAAGGATATGCGTCCTTGTCATACAGCTTCCTATGCTCTGAGCTGCAGAAATATAAATCATCCACAAGAACCTTGCTTGGGCTTGTTAAGTGTCGAGAGGGTTTTGCCAGAATACCCGTATTTGTTTTAGTTTTGCAGTAATTACAGATCATTCACACTCCTCACAATCTTTGTGTAAAAACATAAATAACATCATAAAAGGTAGGAGAAGGATAAAGAGTATAGGCTTAAGGATCTTCATGGTATATATTTGGTTATCTGGGATTCGAATCTAAGGTTGACTTTACACCTTTTACAAATCAACCACTTTGCCATTCTTATTTCTTTATGTCCAAATATATAACAGATTATTTTATATATATTCATATCTATCTTTTCTTGGGTTGGGTGCTACGTTCTACTAACACCTTTTCAAACTCTGCTACTACCTTTGATGCGTTTACAATATAATCTTCGGCTTCATCCAAAGAGAGGGCAAACATCCTATTTTCCTCAGCACTCATAAAGTTTTGTGCGTCATTTATATTTCCGTTAAGCATACGAATACAGTTCTCAATATGAGAAGTTTCCATATCTACAATTCTTAATTTTTTACCATCTGCTGTTTTCCAATACTTCATAACTCTCCCTTCAATTCAGACCCCACCAACACTAGATTGAATCTACACAACTTTTGTTGTAACAGCTTTTACAGCATACATAACAGCAGTTTCAAGATTCGTTCTTGCAATAGCCATACAGCGTGAGCGTTCACTTCGTTCTTCTTGTGGAACACACTGATTCAAAAGTGTTAGATATTCCTGAGCATTATCTTTCAGGCTTCTTACCATTTCTTTTTGTTCATCAGTTAGTTCTGCATATTCTTTTCTAAAAGTATCGTTCATATTTTCTTCTCCTCCTTCCGTGTAGGATTTCTCTTTTAATGTTTTACAAAGTTTTTTAATCTCACCAGTTTTATATTTAATTTCCTTTTCCGTAAAACCCTCTATAAACACGAGCATCACTCCACCAAACTTTCCATTAGATACTAAACCCTCCATCCATTTGTAGGGAATATTTTTGTTGTCTAAAGCTATTTTGTTTATATACCTTGTTCTCATTTGTCCCCCTTCATACTTTACTCCTTCTCCTTCAAGGTGGCTAGAATGTCATGAAACATTGTATGTGGTGTTTTTCTCTTTAATCCATGTTCCTTAGCAATTTTTTGGTATCTTTTGTTATATTCTTTCTCTATCCTCTCCACCACTCTCTCCTCAGCCTGTTGGATTTGAGAGGAGATGAAGGCTAGAAGGTTGGTTACTGTTATCTCATCACACTGAACACCTTTATGACCAATAAACTCAAACTCTTTTCTAAATTCTTCTCTCCACGACTCCACGGTGGTGGCAGGTATAACACCAGTTGCA